CAGATCCAATTGCGGATCTCGAAGCACGACTTGCTCGCATGGAATTTGCTTCTCGACCAGAATTGGCTGTTCAAGCAGAAGATGCTAAGGCAAGAATTTCGGGATTCGTTACTCAACGAAACGCGGAGCTCTCTGCTCGTGCAGAAGAAGTATCTCGTAGATTTAGAGACGGTGTAGACTATGAAAGTTTTGCGTACATCTCTCGTGGAGCACGCAAGAAGTTGGCTGTAGACGGAAAAGCTATGCCAGACGGATCTTTCCCAATCCGCAACGAAGCTGATCTTAAGAATGCTATTCAATCATACGGTAGAGCTAAGCCTGGAAAGAAAGCTTCGGTTCGTCGTCATATTATGAAGCGTGCTCGTGGCCTTGAAAAAGCTGATCTTATTCCAGAAGCATGGAAGTCTGCTTCTGCAATCGAAGAAGACGTTACTGACCTTAGAGCATACGTAGCTTCTATCGAAGCTCAATTGCGAGATTCAGTAGAAGAGTCAAACGCCACTGCTGGATACACGAACTGTAAGTCATGCGACACAGCGTGCGTTTGCACAGCGGACTCATGCGTCTGTACTCCAGAGTGCACATGTGGCTGCCGCGAGGCTGCTGGCGTGGTTGTAGTAATTGACGCCGCTACCGATCAAAACTGAGGAAAAAGTGACTAACTCAGAAGCAGTTTTTGCAGTAGTTCCAGATGGTAAATCTGATTCAGAGAAGTACGTCTCTGGTGTAAACCAGCCACGAGATTATCATGGACAATTCCGTACTGTTCTTGCAAAGATCAAAACTGATCTTGGTGACTCTGCCCCAAAAGACGTGTCAGATAAAGCGTCTGAAGCCGAAGGTCTCGCTGAAGGCGGCAATATTGATGCTGCAATGAAGGCATCAACAGAGCTTAAAGGTCTTTTAGATCGTTTAGACTCTGGAACCCTTAACCCGCAAGCATTAGAGAATGTTAGAGCAAGCGCGCGCGCTCTCGGGCAGGTTCTTGGGAACCTAGCACTTCCGTTTGGTAATGAGACTAAGAAGCTTAGATTTACAGATCTTCCGCCAGCACTCAGAGACCTCATGGAAGAAATGATGGTTCGCGTTGAGAAAAAGATTGGCAAAGACGATGCCGAAGTTGTTAATAAGAAATTGAAGACATACAGATCCGGTGGCGACATGTTTAGCCAAGGTGAAGTATCTTCAGAGTTAAGTACACTATTAAGACTACTAACTTAGTATATGTTACTATCTAGTCTAGGCGAGTGCCTCCGTGCAATATGCATACGAGTCCCTCTCCTTCGACAGACCCACCCTAGGTAGACTGATAAGCAGGCTACCGTGACTGGCCCGGAGGAGGGACAGTGGACCGTATCAAGCAAATGCTCGACACGATTACAGAGCTGACCGACGAACAAATCGTCGATCTTCAAACTGAGATCGTTACCGAGTTTGAAACGGTTGAGAGTGCGGATCCAACCCCTCAAGCAGTAGAAAACATGACAGCACTTGCTGACATGCTCGACACAGTACGTGGCGAGGCAAAGCGTCGTGAGGCACAAGCTGAAGAGCTTGGCGCACGCGCAGCCGAAGCAGCGATGCGAGTGAAGGGCACGCCAGAAGGCGCAGAAGCTCCAGCAGAGGAAACTCCTGCTGAAGAAGAAGCACCTGAAGCAGAAGCTCCAGCAGAGGAAACTCCTGCTGAAGAAGAAGCACCTGAAGCTGACATGCCAATGGCAAAAAAGAAGCCAATGGGCGAAGCATCTATCGCGACAGAGGAAGTATCCGAATTATCAACCGAAGCAGAAGTAACGGAAGTTATTGAAGCAGAGACAGAAGCAGAAGTAACATTTGCCGCAGAGACTGAAGAAGTCGCTGTTGCTGAAGTTGCACCTGAAGCTGAACTCTCTGTTGAAGTGACAGAAGTTGCAGAAGCAAGCACAACACAAGAATCAACAATTGCTCCACAGGAGCAGGAAGGCCAGGAGGCTACAATGACCGCCGCCGCACAAGAGCCGGAAGCAATGGATGTAGAAGTCCAAGCACCGGCAGACCGCCGCCCAAACATTCAGGCAAATGAAGTAGCAGCAGTGGCAATCACTGCTGGTGCCGACATTCCTGGATACACAGCGGGAAGCACAATCAAGGACATGGGCGAAGTTGCTGAGGCAATGTCAAAGCGTCTCCATGGCCTTCGTAGAGTAAATGGTGGCGATGGCGAACAGCATATCGTTGCATCACTTGCTACAACATATCCAGAAGCACGTCAGCTTACTCAGGATGCCGAGTCCAACTGGGCGAAAGTACAGGCCGTTTCCGGTCCTGCAGCTATCGTCGCATCAGGTGGTCACTCAGCTCCATTCGAAGTTAAGTACGACATCTTCGGTTTCGGCACTACAGACCGTCCAGTACGTGACTCGCTTCCGCGTTTCTCTGCTGACCGTGGTGGTATCCGTTACATCGTTCCACCAGTATTGTCAGATTATGGCAACGCAGTTGGTGTATGGACGAATGCAACAGACACCAACCCAGGTACAGACGTTAAGTCAAGCCTCACCGTAACTGCTGCATCTGAAACAACCGTCGCTACTGACGCTGTTACTTTGCAACTCCAGTTCGGTAACTTGATGGCACGTGCCTATCCAGAGTTGATCGCTCGTCACAACGAACTTGCTCTTATCCAGCACGCTCGTGAAGCTGAGCAGTATCTCGTATCCAAGCTCACAGCCGGTTCGACCGCTGTCACAACAACAAGCCTCATCGGCGTTGCACGTGACTTCCTCGTTCAAATCGGTCGTGCCGCGACTGCAATGCGCAGCCGTCATCGTCTCGATCCTTCAATGCAGTTGCGCGCAATCGCACCAGCATGGGTCAAGGACGCAATGATTGCTGACCTCGCACTTAACATGCCTGGTGATAGCACATTGAACGTTGCAACTTCTGAAATCGAAGGCTACTTGGCCGCACGAGGCGTAAACATTACGTTCTCGCACGACCTTAACGTCTACGGTGCACAGTCAGGTTCAGCAGCGTTGAATGAGTTTGCAGACACATTCACATGGTTCTTGTTCGCAGAAGGAACATTCTTGTTCCTCGACGGCGGCACATTGGACCTTGGTATCATCCGTGACTCTACTCTTGTAGGAACCAACGATTACAAAATGTTCGTTGAAACCTTCGAAGGTATTGCCAAGGTTGGTGTTGAGTCACTCGTGGTTACCTCCACAATCAGCGTCAACGGCGTGGCAGCAGCCCTCCGTGACACCACTGGTGGAGCAACCGCAGCAGCTATCGAATACTAAATCGAAGCTAACGCAATCAATCGTTACGGGGGGGTGTCCAGAAATGGGCACCTCCCAGTGCGAGTAGAATTAAAACACGAGATACTTTAGGTTAGGACCACATTTATATGGCTTTCAGAGGAATTTTTCCAGCACCAGATATTGAACCAACAGAGTTTGGTTTGTTTGCCGTTGCGAAGCCTTCTGCACCTACAGATGAGAAGAACGAAGACGAATGGACACGCGGATTTTCGCAAGAGTACGACACTCAACCAAGCTACGTGCGCGTATGGGACGAGACATCTTCGTCATCATACGTTGTATCAGATAAGCACACAGCTCCTCTTTATAGAGAAATTAAGCCAATTTTTATTGAAGTTGAAGACTTTCACTCAACAGCAAGCCTTACAGGAGAAGATCGTTTCGCGCGTGTATTAACGCAGCTTGATGCGGTCTCTCAAAAAGCATTAGAACACGAACTTTGGAACGGCGAGATTGCTTCTGCTGAAAGTCTTCCAAACTTGTATTTGTCTAAGCCTGGTGTAACTGTCATTCATAATGAAGCAGCACACGGCAATGCGTACTCGGCTCGTAGAGCTCTTTCACTTCTTGAGCACTACGCCGGTGAGCAATCGCCTGCTGGTGAGCATGGAGTTGCACACTTAACACGTGATGCATTTGTCCTTATGACTAGCAATAATCAATTGTTTATGGACAGTAAAGATAAGCAGCACATGCAGACCGCATCTGGAACGCAAGTCATTATTGGTTCTGGGTATAGCGGAGACGGCCCTCGCACTGCAATTAACACTATTGCTGTTACATCTAACGTTGCTACTATTGTTACTACTGACGCTCACTATATGAAAGTCGGAGAAACATTCAAGATCACGACTAACGCTGGTGGAACAACATTTGATAGTTCATGGACTGTCAAAGCAGTAACAAATACTACGACATTCACGGCAGATATCACTGTAGCTAACCAAGCAGCCACCGCAACTCCTGGAAACGTCCAGATGCAGGGTGATGATAATACTAAGTGGATCTACATGACTGGTAAAGTTCAAGCACGTCTTGGCAAGCCAGAAGTTGTTAACGACACATTAGCACAAGGATATAACGTTTCCGGCAACCAAAACGACATGAGGATCAAGGCAACTCGGGCAGCTGTAGCTTACTTTGATCCGTCAATTCATCTTACAATCAAAGTTGATTTGACAGCGTAGAATAACTACAAGCAGCAGATTTCATACAAGGAGAAATTAAATGGCCACACAAGATTACGCAGCAAGCATTCAAGGAGTGTCGGTTCGCGTGACACGTCTGGACGCTTCAGGGAACCTGTTAAACAACCCAGGAGACAGTTACACGACAAGCGCATTCATGCGTCTTTCGTTTACACCTGAGTATGAAGACGGGGATGAAATCACAGAAAAGTCCGCAAACGGTACTATCTGTGTTTCATACAAAGCACCAGACACTCTGAAGAGAGTAACACTCGAACTCGCTATTTGCGAACCAGACCCTGAAATGACAGAGCTCATGTCCGGCGGTCTCTTGCTTCGTAAGAACATGGGAACGTACGCTAGCCCTGATCGCAAGTCGGTTGGTTGGTCTTCACCTGGAATTGGCGACGACCCATCAGGCTACGGTGTAGCTATTGAGTGTTGGTCATTCGCAGTTAAGGACGGAAAGCGCGCAGCTTCACTTCCTTACTTCCATTGGGTATTTCCATTCTGCAAGATGCGTCAAAGCGGAGACCGTGTTATTGAAAACGGTATGCTTGCAAGCACATTCGAAGGATACAGCATTGGTAACGAAGCATTCTCGTCTGGTCTCGATGAGCGTTGGGAATTCCCAACAGCAACAACGCGTCCATACTCGTATGCACGTACCACATGGGCGCCAACAGGCCGTAAGGGTTTCTACGAATGGCACGGAGATCTTTCGAAGTCAATCTCGAACAGCGCTCGCTCCGGTTCAACCGCAACGATCACAACGTCAACAGCGCACGGTTTCCGTGTAGGTGACAGCGTGACAATTGCTGGTACAAACGGTAACTCAGCTCTTCATGGCACGTACACCATTTTGACTGTTCCAACAACGACAACATTTACCTACACCACGGCAACAAGCGGAACAATTACTTCTGCTGCTGACACTGGTACGGCACTTGTTCCTGCAAATAGCTGGGCAGTCACTGACTTCCTTTCACAGGGCTCAACAACTGAGTACAACGTACCTGGAAGTTCAACATTCAATGCCGATCTTCCAATTGACAACATCATTGCTTCAGTTGAGGATCCAACAGCCTAAGTACTGTTAAGGCGGGTAGTGCACTCATTGTATAGTATACATAGATGCACTGCCCGCTCTGGGCACTTATAAACGAGAGGCTGCAATGTCAAATTTGTGGATAACACCAGAAGAACTTGGCGACTACGCAGAATCTGAATTTGCTTATGAAGCCGCAAAGGCTGCTTCTAACCTTCTTTGGGCGTTGTCTGGTAGAAAGTATAGCGGAGTAACAACAGTAACTGAACGCTATGTTTGCGCTACTCTTGCATACCGATATGGTTCTTCATCTAGAAACACCAGAGCTGACCTTGTTCTTGGCGATGTTTACAACATGCCATACAGCGATATGGACTCGTACACTGCTGTAACCACTGATGGTCTTTCTCCACAGTCGCGCCTTCGTCTTCGCGGAAGGCCAATCACTAAGATTCACGCAATGCGTAACCGCGCTGGTGTAATCATTAACCCTAATAGCTATTACCTCGTCGATCACTCAACAATTCAATCAGTTGCCGGATCTAGATGGTCGCCCTGCGACTCTGAGATCACCTATACATACGGTATTGAGCCACCGACCATGGGAAAGATGGCTGCAAGAGTTTTGGCTATGGAATTCTGCAAATTGTGGAATGGCGACGATGATTGCATTCTTCCTCAACGTGTAACTTCTGTTGCGCGTCAAGGTGTCTCGTACACTATCCTTGACAGCCAAGACTTCATTGACGATATGAGAACTGGTCTCTACTCTATTGACTTGTTCTTAAAATCTGTAAACCCAGATAAAGCAAGAAACAAAGCAAGAGTCTTCTCGCCTGACGTTCCTCGCGGTCGTCGTTACACTCCAAAGTCTCTTAAGTACGGTGCAAGCGATTTAGATATGTCCGTGTCCGCCGCTACTAGTGAAGGTGAAGTTGAAGTATCTCTTGATGCGATTAACGCCGGATTCTTATCAACCGAGAATGGCTGGACTCCATATATGATCCTTAGGAACTATGCTGAAACCACTTCATCGACTCTTATGGGTTCCGTGACTATGGCCGATCCGACTCCGGCAGCAGTTTCAGTATCAAATAAAGCATTGACTAGTAATGTCGCGACACTGACAACAAGCGCTGCTCACAATATTATTGTAGGTTCTGCAATCACAGTTGCTGGTGTTGGCTCGCCGTTTGATGGTAACTATACCGTCGTAGCGGTACCAACTACGACAACACTTACCTACGCAAGAACTAATGCAAATATAGTCTCAGCAGTGGCAACTGGAACAGTTACTGCGCCAACTGATGATGTCTTAACTCTCACTGTTACTTATGATCAAGCGCTTGCTGTAATTGGTAAAGTAGATCCCGGCTCGTACGATCTTTACGCTGATAGAACAAACGGTGCCGAGACTGAGACTGTATACATTTCTTCTGGAAATCTAAGTATCGCAATGGCAGATACATCAATTAACGCGTACACACTAGGATAGTTCATGGCTATTACATCTATAGCAAACGTTGACAGCGAAGCTCTGAATCTAAAATATCTTCTTGATGGCGTTCTTGAAAGAGCAGTATCAGTCTTTCAGTCGTACAATGTGCCGCTACCTACACGTCAGTATTGGACAGTAGGCGAGCAAGCAATCGACTGCGAACAATTAGTTCTTACATTTATTCAAATGTATCTAGGCCCTCCAGGAGATCAAGCATCGACTCCTCAACGCTGCCATGTTGTGCGTACTGCGGTTATGACACTTTCACTTTCTAGATCTATTCCAACTGTAGGCCAGAATGGTCGTCCACCTTCAGGTGACACAATCGAGAGTGCGGCACAAATTGCTGCCGTTGACGCATGGGTTCTTATGCAGTCAGTTAACTTGTTTGACATGTGGGAAGAGGGTGGATTCGGCGTTGGTGTTATCGCGACAGTCGATGTTCCACCGCCAGAGGGTGGATTCCAAACAATCAATATGCAACTAACGATGGCGATTCCCTGATGCCGCAAGTAAGTAGAGTTACGTTTATTGAAAACAAAGCTGGAATGTATCATGTCTTGAAGTCTCCTGTTGGGCCTGTCGGTAATCATATGAGAGGCATCGGTAGAAAGATCCAAGTAGCTGCAAAAATGCAAGCCGGCTTTCGTACTGGAATGCTTAAAGTTTCTATTGGCGTGTCACAGAACGTTACGCCTATGGGGCAAGAGGTTCGAATAGGCTCATCTCTAAGCCACGCTCTTGCTCATCATGAAGGTACTAGACCGCACCGTATTTCTGGTAGAAACGGTGGAATGCTTCGATTTGCAAAACAAGGAAGAATCGTGTATGCGCGTTCTGTTATGCACCCAGGGACGCGGCCCAATAAGTACCTATCTGATCATCTCTGGATAGCTAGACTATAGTTACTCAAAGCTCATTGAGCACAGTATAAGATACAAACAAGACATGTCAAAACGACACTAAACATTACGGAGAACATTATGGCAAGATTTAAGGACTTTGGTGCTGGTAGCGATACTCCCGCCGAGCCACTATCATTCAAGATCTACAATGAAGATTTTGAGTGCAGACGAGAAATGCAAGGAAAAGTTCTACTCGATCTTGTTGCACTTTCTGGATCTGGAGATAATCCAGGCGAGTCTGCAAAAGTGATTGGTGACTTTTTTAGAATTGTTCTTGTTCCAGAAAGTTACGAGCGCTTTGATGCTCTGACTAAGAACCCAGATAAAGTAGTTACTGTCGAAACTCTTGGTGAGATTGTCGGCTGGCTTGTGGAGCAGTACTCTGACCGCCCTACGTCGGGGCCAGGAGTTTTGCCGAGTGGGCAATAAACCTCTGGCCTTACATTAATGGTAAAGCTTTAACTATCGGACTGTCTCTTAGAGACATGGATATGTCCGATATGCTCGATGTCCTCCACTACTTCTTTGAAGACGACTCGACGAAAATAACAAGTGCAGAACAAGGCGAAGCTCGTGACTCTGTGCGTACACAACTCTATTCGATGTTCTATGATCGAGAGTTTTTGTACGCAAGTTCTGTTAGTAAACGACCAACTGCTGAGTTCTATGACGATCCACTAGACGATGACATTATCCCTGCGCCATTTGATCCAGCGGCAGGGCCGACTAAGCGATACACTGCGCCGACCTCATTTGACCCTGATTCGCCAATGCCATTTGGCGGTGCTCTAGACGCGCCTCTAAAATAGGCTATCTGTATTTGATTTAGAATAAGAGAAGATACATGACGCTGTGGAAGGAGGTGAAGAGACGTGGCAATTGTAGGTGAAGCATTTGTAGTTGTAAAAGCAATTACAACTGGATTTGGTAATCAAATTCAACAATCTCTTAATGGCCTCAACTCCGCTGGCTCACAGGCGGGGCAGAGTATTGGTAACGCATTTTCTAGCGGCGCTACTAGCGGTTTATCTAAAGCCGATCAAGCAGCTATGGATACCTATAAGACTCTCAATAAGCTTATTGAAGGTGGCTATTACACTCAGATGGCAGCCGTAGCCGCTGCTAATGGTATTGCGGTTCTTGCTAGCGGACTATTTGCCCTAGGCTCTCAACTTGCTGCTGCAACACCTGCGCTTATTGTTCTTCCTAGTATTCTATCTGCAATTGCTCAAGGAGGCATTGCAGCAAAAATAGCATTTGGTGGTATTGGCGAAGCAATCAGCGGGCTGAATAAGAAAAAATCTGGCGCAGGAACGATTGACAGAATGCCTGATCTTCTTGAAGCAATTGGGCGTGCCGAAGAGCGAGAAAGATTAGCAAGAGCAAAACTTGTAAAAGTAACATTAGCAATTGATCAAGCAAGATTGGACGCAGCTGAAAGCGCTGAACAACTTAAGTTTGCGTCAGAAGATGCTGCACTCGGAGAAAAACGAGCAGCAATTAACTTAGAAAAAGCAAGAAAAACTCTTGCAAGAGTTCAAGACTTACCGCCAAATAGCACGGCAAGAAAAGAAGCAGAGCTTGCATATCAAGAAGCAGAGCTCGGATACCGCAAAGCAAAAGACAGTAACGCTGATCTTAAAACAGCAGTAGCCAAAAATGTTAAAGAAGGTATTGAAGGCTCAAAAGAAGTAACAGCTGCAAAAGACGCAATAGCAGATGCAGACCGAGAAGTAAAACACGCAGTAGACGCAGTAACAAAAGCTGAAAGAGACAAAGCAAACTATCTAAAGCAACAAGCAGGTTCAGATCCATTAGCTGGTCTTGGCAAGTCAGCAAGAGAATTTGCTAAATACATTGCTAACCTTAAGCCACTGATTGATGAACTCAAGGTTGGAATTCAGGACACTCTTTTTCCAAAGCTTCAAACTGCTATAGACACGCTGCTAAAAAGCGGGTTGTTTGACATACTTAAAACAAAGTTAGCGGACACTGGAACCGCAATCGGCAACGCGGCGATAGACTTTGCCAAACTTTTTAGCAATCCTACAAACCTTAAAAACTTTAGTGATGTTCTAGATACAAACAACATCACCATTGGGAAGATGGGAACTGTTACGGGCAACTTAGCGACTAGTTTTATTACACTTTTAGACGCCGCGTCTCCGCTAATTAACAGGTTTACTGACTGGTTAGTTGTTATTACCAATAGCTGGCAAAAAACACTAGACGCAAAAAATGCTACTGGAGACCTGACTGATACATTCAATGACGCTGGAGATATTGCAGCTCAGTTCTTTGACATAATTGGAAACATCTTTGGCGCTCTTATGAACATGGGTAAGGCAGCTAGCGGCCCAGGCAGTGGCGGCCAGATGATCTTTGACTTCTTAGAAGAAGCGACGGCAAAGTTCAAAGCATTTACCGGAGGAGCTCTAAAAGACGGAAGCCTTGAAGAATTCTTTAAGGGCGCGTCTGATAGCTTTATAACTTTGCTTGAGATTATTGGCATAGTAGTTGGCGCAATCTTAAAGACTGCCGATGACCCGGGAGTTGGGAAATTCTTTGACAGTCTCAAAAGCGCGGCGCAGAGTCTTGCCGATGCGCTAACTGGTCTATCGGAAAGTGGCGTTATTGAATATTTTGGTAGATTCATTGAACTCATCGCCAAAGCTATAGAGGTCACTACGGAGTCTGGAAGTGTCAAAACCTACTTTGGTATACTTAATACGGGACTAGGATTTCTTGTCGCGATCTTATCTAACCCCGCCTTCCAAGCCTTGTTTGGAATTCTAGCAACAGTACATGCATCAAGACTAGCTTTCGGCCGAATGGGCAAAGTTGTTATGGGCGTTGGTAAATACTTTAAAGGTAGCTATCTCGGTATTGTCAGTAATGTAGGGAAATTCATGAAAGGTAACTTTGTCACCGGCTTTAAAAACGCCTACAAAGTCACTGGCAGTCTCACCACTGCACTAAAATCTGGAATTACACAGACTAAGATATATATGAAAGTACAAAAAATCTGGTGGGATATTCAGAAGTACGGAAAGATTGCGTTTAATGGCGTTAAAGGCGCGCTGACCAAGATGGGCACTGCTATTAAGAAAAGCACCATATATACAAAACTATCAGCAGCTGCAACTAAAGCCTGGGCCGCTGTACAAAAAATACTTAATATTCAATTGATGGGCAATCCGCTTGGCCTGTGGATTCTTGCTATTGCCGCTGTTATCGCTATAGTCGTGGTCATGTACAGAAGATTTGGATGGTTCCGTGACTTTGTCAATACAGTCTGGGACGGAATTAAGGCAGTCATCGAAGGTGTCTTTAACTGGCTAAGAGATAACTGGAAACTTGTTCTTATAATCCTTACAGGACCTTTTGGTTTAGCAATAGCGCTAATCGTGACGTACTGGGACGAGATTAAAAACGCTATTGCATGGGTTTGGGCCAACGTTATTGAACCGATATTTAGAGCGTTCGGTACTGTATTTGAACTCGTGTGGGCTGGCATTCAGCTGTACTTCGAGACAGTATGGGGTCTAATTCACGCAGCAATTACGTTCGTGTGGAACAACATTATTCAACCAGTATTTAGAGCATTTCAGACTGTATTTGAACTCGTGTGGGCTGGCATTCAGTTGTACTTCCAAACAGTGTGGGCTATTATCCATGGCGCAATTACATTTGGTTGGAATAACATTATTCGACCAGTTTTTGATGCAATCGGACGTGTATTCGGAACAATATGGTCTGGGATTCAAACAGCGTTCACTAATGCATGGGGCTTTATTACACGAACCATAGACGGGGCGCAGCGCGTATTTGGCAGAATTGGTGACGCAATTAGAGACACGTTTAGAGCTGCAATCAACTTTATTATTCGCGCATGGAATGGAATTGAATTCACATTTCCTGGTGTAAAGCTTAGAGGACTTCCGGACATCCCTGGATTTACACTTGGACTTCCTGACATTCCGTTACTCGCTGAAGGTGGTATCGTTAATCCAACTCCTGGCGGAACACTCGCGCTCATCGGCGAAGCTGGTCGGTCAGAAAGAATTGAGCCTCTCGATAGCCAAGGCCTTTCAAAGAGAGACAAAGCTATCATCACCATGCTCTCTGGTGGCCAAAGTGGCGGTGGCGGAATCAACATCACCGTCAATCCTTCTCCAGGTATGGATGAAGTAGAACTTGCAGCTCTCGTATCGCGTCAAATCTCTTTCCAACTTAGAAGAGGCGCGGCATAAGTTATGATTATAGATAAGCACATCGCTGAACGGAGTCCACTGTGACAACATATTTAATTGACGGATCTACGGAACTACCTGAATCTGGTGACACAGGTTGGGGTACGACGCTAAACGCCGCTATACTTTCGATTGACTCACGGTTTACGTGGTCAGATGGTCAAGCTACGCCTGATGCAGTAGCAGCAAGCGTCATAACTGGAACTACTCTTCCAGCAACACTCGTGACATCAAGCCTCACAAGTGTTGGCACATTGTCGTCTTTGACCGTGTCTGGAAACGCTACTATTGCAGGACTACTGACTAGTGCTACAACATTTGCTCTCATCAATACGACAGCAACAACTGTCAACTTTGCTGGAGCCGCAACAGCACTCAACATTGGTGCGGGTAGCGGAACAACCACAATAAACAATGCACTTGTTGTCACTGGAAACCTTACAGTAAATGGCACCACAACTACGGTCAACAGTACAACACTTACTGTTGACGATAAGAATATTGTTCTTGCCGACACTGCTTCTCCCACAGACGTAGGAGCTGACGGTGGCGGTATCACGCTTAAAGGTACGACCGATAAGACGCTCAACTGGGTAGATGCAACAGATGCTTGGACTTCGTCTGAAGATTTTAACTTGCTCACTGGCAAAGTTTATGAAATCAATGGAACAACAGTTCTTAGCTCAACAACCCTCGGATCTGGCGTAACAGCTTCTTCACTTACTAGCGTTGGCACGATTGCGACTGGCACATGGCAAGGTACTGCTATTTCTGGACAGTACGGCGGCACAGGAGTTGCGAACACTGGCAAGACAATCACCCTTGGCGGTAACTTAACAACATCCGGCGCATATGCTACAACTCTTACAGCAACTGCTACAACATCCGTAACTCTGCCAACCACTGGAACTCTCGCTACTCTTGCTGGGACTGAAACGCTTACCAACAAGACTCTAACAAGTCCATCGCTAACAACACCAACTCTTGGCGTGGCTTCTGCGACAACAATTAACAAAGTTGCTCTGACCGCTCCAGCAACTGGATCGACATTGACTATTGCTGATGGTAAAACGTTTACAGCAAGCAACACTCTTACGTTCACAGGCACTGACTCATCGTCAGTTGCGTTTGGCACAGGTGGCACTGTTGCCTACACTGGTGGGACTTTAGCACAATTTGCAGCAACGACTTCATCTCAAATAGCTGGAGTAATTTCAGACGAAACTGGATCTGGCTCACTTGTTTTTGCTACTTCTCCAACACTTGTTACGCCTAATCTTGGGACACCAAGTGCTCTCACGCTTACAAATGCAACGGGGCTTCCAATTTCGACAGGTGTTAGCGGACTTGGAACCGGTGTTGCTACGTTCTTGGCTACACCGTCTTCTGCAAACCTTGCTGCTGCTGTGACTGGTGAGGCCGGTTCCGGAGCATTGGTGTTTGATACGTCTCCAGCAATAACTACGAGTATTACAACTAGCAGTACGTCATTTGACCTCATTAACACGACTGCAACAACTGTAAACTTTGCCAAAGCAGCGACAACGCTGAGCATTGGCGCTGTAACAGGTACTACGACAGTAAACAACGTTTTAACTCTAGTCGGCAGTGACTCGAAATCTGCAATATTTACAACAAGCGGCGGCGCGTACGCTTACATGAATATTTACCCAAATAGCGTCATCGGATCTAGCGCTATTACGTCACCGTATTTGTCAATTGCAGGTGGCTATGCGCAGGGCACCGCAGCTGGAGCGCAATCAGTTGAAGGCGGACGAGTTGACATTTACGGCGGCGCTGCGGTTGGCTCAACAGGTTCTGCTCTAACTTACGGTGGAGACGTGTATATTGATGGCGGAAGTGGCACAACTAGACCAGGAAGAGTGTACATCGGAGCGACTAATACGCTTTCGCTGTCTATTGGTCGCACTGGCGCAACAACAACAGTAACTGGTGCTCTGACTGCTACAGGCACAACAACAGTAACTGGTGCTCTGACTGCTACAGGCACAACAATCCTTGGGCCAGCATCTATTGCAACTCAAGCAACAGCGCGAACACTTACACTCGCAGATCAAGGCAAGGTCATTGATATGACTAACACTTCCGATGTAGCACTAACAATTCCTCCGAACTCGTCGGTTGCATTCCCGATTGGAACTCAGATTCTTGTTATTCGTAATAGCACTGGCAAGGTATCTTTCACACCGGGTGCAGGAGTTACTCTTCGTTCTGACAGCTCTAAACAGTTTATTTCAACTCAATATTCTGCAGCAACACTTATGCAGCGTGCTGCTGATGAATGGTACCTGATTGGTAACTTGGCAGCCTCGTGAGATCTGGTTTTTTTGCTGCAGCCGCTAGTAGTGGTAGTGGGCCTGGTGCTCCTGGCGTTGTTACTAACGTTGTAGGTACAACAGGAGTTGGGCAGATCAGCGTTACATGGTCTGCGCCAATAAGTAATGGCGGCAGTGCTATTACTGACTATACGGTTCAATATTCAAGTAATAGCGGCTCGACATGGACAACGTTTACAGACGGCGTATCAGCGACCGCGTCTACCACTGTTACTGGTCTTTCGGCTGGAACTTCGTACACGTTTAGGGTACTGGCAAAGAACGCAATTGGAGATGGTCCATACTCTGCAGCATCTGCCGCAGTTTCAGCTGCTACAACTCCAGACGCACCAACAAGTGTTGTTGCCACGCAGGGCGTTGGGCAGATGGGCGTTACTTGGTCTGCACCAGTCAACAATGGCGGTTCTGCTATCACTGACTACGCGGTTCAGTACTCAAGCGACAGTGGCTCGAACTGGACAACATTTGCTGATGGCACGTCTACCGGCACGTCTACTACTGTCACAGGTCTTGCTAATAATACTTCATACATATTCCGTATTGCTGCTGTTAACATTGCCGGCACAGGGAGTTACTCTACAGCCTCAACCGCAGTAACGACTGCAGCAGTTCCAGGTGCACCGGGAACACCTTCTGTTACTGAGCATCAGAGCACTCAGGTCCCGCTTTCGTGGACAGCAGCGGCCAGCAACGGCTCTGCTATTACTGATTATGTAGTTCAATATTCAACTTCTGCAACGTTTGCTTCAGCAGTTACAACGTTCGCTGACGGAACCTCGGCTTCAACCAGCGCAACTGTAACTGGCCTTGCTAATGGAACTACTTATTACTTCCGAGTAGCAGCAACCAACGCGGTTGGAACTGGTCCGTACTCTACAATATCTGCAAGTGCTGTTCCTTCTACTATTCCAGATGCGCCTGCGACTCCAACTATTACAGCGGCCTCCAGCGGAGACACATTTAACTGGTCAGCACCGGCTAATGGTAGTCGTGCGATTACAGGATACTTCTATCAAATAAGCACTAATGACGGAACATTTGCTGCTGAAGTTTCAGTTGGTGCTGGTGTAACTTCTGTGGCTATAGGAAACCAATACAGTACAAGTACTTTCAAAATTAAAGTACGAGCTGTCAACGCAAACGGTACTAGCGCTTTTAGCACGACTTCAGCCAACACGGTGGCGTGGACTAGTAACACTGGAACAGAAACTGACACTGACACAGTCTGCGGCCCTGCTGGCTGCACTGACACAGAGAATGTTACAGAAACTGACACCGAAACTGTAACTGAAACAGATACCGATACAGCTTGCGGCCCTGCTGGCTGCACTGATACAGAAAATTGCGACTGTGGAACGCGAAGTCGAACAAGAACAAGCTCTAGATCAAGAACAAGAACAAGGTCTCGAGACAGGACAAGAGTTAGATCAAGAACTAGAACTAGAACTAGCTCTAGAACAAGGACAAGGTCGACTCAATACTACAGTAGATCAGGTTCTACTAGTTCAGGTGTAACATACGGTTCTTACAGCGCATACACCGATTACACCTATAGTGACTGGGGTGCATACGGAGGATATAGCTACACTGCGTACACCGCGTATGGATCTTACTACTACAGTGCATACGGTGCATATACCGATTACACCTATAGTGCTTATGGCGCATTTGGGGATTGCAGTGGCACAAGAACAGCAGTGACCACGGAAGGTACCTATAACGGATTATTCTACGGTATCATCAACCATACTAGTGGAGCTACGTACCATTACAGACCCCCAGGCTCAGGGTGCACAGATGGTTGCGAAACTCCTATGTATGCCATCACATTATGCCTAGGGGTGTACACAATTACGGACCTAGGATGTCAACGCATCTCATCAATAAAATGCTAAATCTAAGTATACTAATTATTCAATGACAAGACAATTAGTCTATGTTTAGTTCTAAGAGTCTTTCATTTGTTGTTCTTGGCTTAAATTCTTGCAATTTTTCCTCAAACCAATTTCTCATGTCATCAGACATTTGAGGAAAGTTTTCAACTACATCTCTATGATTAGGGTCGCCTTTTAGAAATCTGGCGAGATGCATGTCGGGCAGTGCGTCTATCTCATCCATGATATTTTGCGGTGGGTTCAAAGTATCTATAGCCGTCTTAGAATACGTAGCCATTGGATGATCAGAATTAAATGGAGCGTCTACCATGAATGACCACTCTCTAATGTTTTTTAGGAGCTCTACAATTGATTTAGCAAACCATAGAGTAGAAGGGTATCCTTGAAAGTAATAATCTGCTGCCGTAGTGCTTCCGCTTAACTGTGTCTCCACGCATGACATGTACATTATGCAAAAATCTGGAATAGCTTCTATAATTCTGTTCCAAAATCCCCAATTAGAAACTGGAATATTTTCTCCTGCGTACATCGAATCTGCGTGATATTTTGAACCATTTGTTACAAAAGTTGAATTATAGGTAAGGTTATCGCATCTATCGCTGTATGGAATGGTGACTCCATCGATAACAAAAATGCTCTTCATTAAAGCAAAGTACCCATATGCATTTGGATTTGGGTCTCTAAAAAGTATGTTGTCTGGAAGTCTAGTAACGTAGTCCATGAGTTATTGACCAATTTTAGAATCAATAATTTTTAGGCTTTCACACATTCTTTTTATCATCTTAAAATTAGTAAATATGTGATCAATATCTGCTGTACGCTCTGGCAATTCCCATGTTTCATAGTCGAAAGTATCAACGTCAATGCCAAGCCTAATGCACAGGCTGTATACTTCGTTAAATGTTCTAGTTCTCAATGCCTCGAGTGCAAGTACTTTGTCTTCTGCGCTTATAAAATCTTCTAATGGCATTTTTACCCTCTTCTATTTGAATCTCTACGTAGAGTATAGTACACTGTTTGAATGTCTACATAGACTATAATATACTATTTATTGCGATTAAGTAATACGAGGAGATCATCTATGCCATCAGCGTGGGAACAGTGGAAAAAGAACAATGTAAGACGTCAAGAAACTGGCGTCGTGCGTCCATGGGATTTTGCTAACCCAGAAACGGAATATGCACCGGAAGAAGATCAAGAAAAAAGATATGACATTTGCAAGGGTTGCGATAAGCTTACCGCCACCAATAACTGTAAAGAATGCGGTTGCTTTATGCCAGCAAAAGTAAAGTTAAAGTACGCAGAGTGCCCTATACATAAGTGGTAAGATCTATGTCTAGCGGCGCTTTTCAGACCAGTACACCATAGAAGACTAGGATAGAATTGCTATAGACGAATAATCTGTATTGACTGAGCCTAGCTAAGAACGAAGAAGAGAAGAAAGAATACAAAAATGACTACTGCTACTTTATACTACGGAGAAGGCCTATACGGTGCCGGTGAATACGTAGACGCTGTCAGCCAGGGCCGTGAAACAAAAGCTGTCAATGACGGTCTAAGAGCGGTACCAACACCATTCATTACCGGAATGAAGCTTAAGGCTGACGTAATGCTTGGCGATCTCGTATTAAACACTATTGATGCTAATAACGTCGTCTGGGTGTGCACGGACATTGAAGGCTGGTGGGGTCATCCAGATCCAGACATTCCTGACGTTACACGAGGTTGGCGTGATGGTTCATACGATGCTCGTGGTCGCTGGCAGGCGCGACAGCTTACGCTGTCTGGTGTGTTTTTGACTCCAGACTCTGACTATGTCTCAGCAGCTCGTAATACACTTATCGAAGCAACAGCTCTTGTCTACGAAGGTGCATGGCTAAAGACGCTTGAGAGTCCGACAAGAGCGTCATACGTTCGCCTTAGTGGTAGACCAGAAATTACAACAACTAATGCCAGAGGACGCACTGAATTCTCTATTGGCCTTCGTGCAGCAGATCCCGTTAAGTATTCTTGGAACGATGCAGATCCTGAAGGTTACGATAACGTGACTATTCCGTGTAAGAGCACGAGTGGAGCTACAGGCGAGGTTGTCATTGATAATGTCGGCAACACTACAGTGTCAACGTTCCTTGCGATTACTGGACCAGTTGTTGGCCCCGCAACTGTCTACAATGTTCAGACTGATGACCTTATGACAATTGTTGATACTCTTCGTGGGTCATCGACAAAGACTGTTAGCAATAAAGCTCTTACAAGCAACATTGCTACACTGACTACATCGACTACGCACGAGCTAGTTGCTGGAGACACTGTCACGGTCAGCGGTGTAGACTCGACTTTTAACGGAGAATACGAAGTCATTGCTACTCCTACAACAAGTACTTTTACATATTCCAAAACCGCAAGCAACGTAGGATCAACTGCTGCAAGTGGCTCAGCTGTTAGAGCTGCTGATGTTCTTGAAATTGACACGTACGAGCGCGAAGTAGCTCTTAATGGACTAGTTGCCGGTGCTCGAGTGATCCTTGACACGCTGACAGACTGGGTCACTCTTGGTGCAGGCAACAACACCATTAGATTTGTTGACGAAGGCGCAGCTGCGTCTACTGCGTCACTTACTGTGTCATACAGATCAGGTTGGATAGGATAGAATCATCTATCAAATGACGATTGACGTGGAGCGTATGACATGCCGACAATTGACCCAATAGTAGCAGAATACAGATATTTTGTAGCTGACTTTTTAACCAATGCGGTTATTGCAGAGCTTCCGTTTACTGGTGTTTCGTATGAGCGAGCTCTAAAGACTGCTGGATCGTTTAGTGGAAGTATTCCAGTAAT